TTAGTCAGGCACACTATGATTATGTGTGTCAAACATATGGTGATCCACACGAAATGATTGCAAAGTACGACACTATTTTTGTTGATTCAATTACAGTAGCAGGTCGTATTTGTTTTTCATGGTGCTTACAGCAACCAGAATCGCGGTCAGAAAGATCAGGCAAGTTAGATACTCGCGCAGCATATGGAATGCATGGTCGAGAAATGTTGGCTTGGCTTACACACTTACAGCATATTCGTGAAAAAAACGTAGTGTTTGTTGGTATCTTAGATGAAACAACAGATGATTACGGACGTAAAAATTATGCACTGCAAATTGAGGGCAGTAAAACAGGCCGTGAATTGCCGGGAATTGTAGATGAAGTAATTACAATGGCAGTTTTATCAGGTGACAACGGACCATATCGTGCATTCGTTTGTGGATCGTTAAATGAGTGGGGTTTCCCTGCAAAAGACCGTTCGGGTAGGCTCGACATGTTAGAAGAGCCACATTTAGGAAAATTATTTAACAAAATGTCTAATAAGAAAAAAGAAAACAAGTTGCAGTTTGTAGACCCTGCAACACAAAACCAAGGAGCAAATGATGCTTAATTTAAACAATGCGCAAGTTGGAGATGCACCAACAGAATTTTCACTTATTCCTGCAGGAACAATTTGTCGTTCAGTTATTCTTGTAAAGCAAGGTGACTTAGAAATTCCAGAATTTGGTAGAGGTAACTGGTTTAAGAAATCAGCAACGTCAAACGCCAAGTGGTTTGAGTTGGAGTTTACTGTTATTGGCGGTGATTTTGATCGCCGTAAGTTTTGGGATCGAATCTTTGTTGATGGTGACAAACTAAGCGATAACGGTGTGCCTATGGCAAAAGAGATTGGATTAAGTACTTTGCGCCAAATTATTGAAAGCGCAAATAATATTGATCCAAGCGACATGTCGGAAGCCGCACAACAGCGTAGAAATATTAATGGTATCGCTGACTTGAACGCGATGGAAATTTGCGCTAAAGTTGGTGTTAAGAAAGGGACTAATGGCTATGCGGATCAAAACAAATTGACCGTAGCTATGACTCCTAATCAGAACGGGTTTATTGCATCAGGACAAGGTTCTGTTCAGCAAACCCCATCAGCGTCTTATGGCGCACCGACACAGCAAACACAGCCCGTGCAGAGTAATAGCGCGGTGCCAAGTTGGGCAAACAGATAAAATCTAGCGGCACAGGTACATACCCCTGCTAGAACCACCTGCTGAGGGGGGGTGGGCCAAATTCCCCTCACCAACTTCAGGAGTTTGTTATGTTATTGCGTCCCTACCAAGAGGTGGCGGTTGACGATGCATGTAAAGCGTTAGATCAACACAAAAATACTATTGTCGTTGCACCAACAGGTGCAGGAAAAACAATTATGCTTTCTGCTTTAATTGGCAAAAGGTTTATGAGCGGCAAAAAGGTTTTGGTTATTCAGCATAGAGATGAGTTGGTTGATCAAAACAAGACAAAATTCACAAAGGTAAACCCGAACATTACTACGAGTATTGTGAACGGGAGCGAAAAGAATTGGAAAGGAGATGCAATTTTCTCCATGATCCAGACTATTTCGCGTCAGAGAAATTTAGATGAGCGTCCTGCTTTTGATATGGTTGTTGTTGATGAAAGCCATCACGCTGCAGCAGACACGTATGTTCGGGTTATTGATGCAGTAAAAGAAGACAACCCGAATGCAGAGATTGTTGGTTTTACAGCAACGCCTAACCGTGGAGATGGTAAGGGATTGCGAAACATTTTTAATAACGTATCTCACCAGATCGAAATTGCGGCATTAATAAAGCAAGGTTATCTTGTGCCGCCAAAAACATTTGTAATTGATTTGGGCGTTAATGATCGCTTGGGTAATGTCTCCAAAAGAGGCACTGAGTTTGACATGGATCAAGTCGAAGAGATTATGAACAGCGAAGTGATCAACGAAGAGGTAGTAAAAAATTGGAAAGAAAAAGCAGGTGATAGAAAGACAGTAGTGTTTTGTTCGACAGTAAGACACGCTGAAGCACTATGTAAAACTTTTAGAGATTCAGGTGTAAACGCAGAATACATTACAGGGGAAACAGAAAAGAATTTTAGGGAAGAAACACTACATGATTTAGTGTACGGAAATATTCAAGTTCTAGTTAACGTGGCAGTCCTTACAGAAGGTTTTGACGCGCCACCAGTATCTTGTGTAGTTTTAACCAGACCATGCTCACAGAAGGGCACAATGGTTCAGATGATTGGTCGTGGATTGCGCACGATTGATCCAGAAGAGTTTCCAGACAAGGTTAAAACAGATTGTATTGTTTTAGACTTTGGAACCAGTGTTCTTACTCACGGGTCATTAGATGAAAGTGTTGACCTAGACGATAAAGAAAAAACTGGCGAAGCACCTATGAAGGAATGTCCAAGTTGCGATGCTTACGTTCCTATGGGTGTAAAGATTTGCCCGTTTTGTGAACACATCTTTGAATCTGCAGAAAAGGACGAAAAAGAACAACTCACATCAATCAACATGACTGAGTTTGATTTGTTAAAAATGTCTCCGTTCAGATGGATTGATTTGTTTGGCGATAATATTTTGAAGGTAGCCTTGGGCTTTGAGGGTTTTGTTGGGGTCGCAAGTTTACCAGATTCAGATTTATGTGTTTCGTTTGGAAGAAAGAGCGGTGGCTTTCCACCATATGACAAAGTGAAAGTTTTGTCAGTTGGTAAGTCTGTTCAAGCAATGGCAGCAGCCGATGATTTTTTAAGAGAAATCGAACAAACAAATGCAGCAAATAAACAAAAGCGTTGGTTAAACGCACACCCCACAGAAAAACAAAAGCAAAGTCTTGCGAAGTTTGATATTGAAGTAGGTCCATTTGATGGGTCTTGGAACAGATATAAAGCTAGTAGCATGCTTAATTATCTTTGGAATAAAAGAGATATTGATACAGTAGTAGGGAGATACTTATGAAAAATTTAAAAATGAGATGGGCAGTATATGACGATGGACTAAGGATTTGGGACAATGGCGAATTAATAGCTAAGATACCCCCCAAAGATTTTAAGTATCTTCTTTCTGATTTGGCGTTATGGTTAAGTCACAAAGACATTCAGGAGTCTTCTCAAGATGGCAAGGTTTGATGTGAACATTGTATATGCAAAATTAGGAGATGATAAATTTTCAACATACACAGAAGAGTATGATTATGTTTGTTTTTGTGATGAAAAGAAAAGCGTTAAAAATGTAAAAGAAAAAATAAGCGAAATTATTGAAGATGAATTTACAACATCTGAAGACGAAGTTTTGTTCGGGTTGGCAACAGCAGCCGTAGGTCCAAACAATACTGTTATTGTGGATTTTAGAAATAAAAACCATGAAAATTTAGAAGACTTAATTGATTTAATTTTAGAAGGAGAAAGGACAGTACATTGACAGAGGTATCAAAGCCAATAGATGAGTTGGCATTTATATTGGGAAAGTTTGGTTGGGAAACTAAGTTTTCTGATTTATCAGAAGATCAAGTTCACGTTTTAATTTTTGCACTACAGGAAGCAGAAAAAATATCTGAGGAGATAGACATTGGAAACCTTGAAGACAAGTACTTTAAGTCAACAGGTTCTTTCCCACCTACAAGTATCCCGTTCTGATCCAATTGCAGACGCGATAGGTAGAGCAGTAGACGAAGGAATAAAAAAACAACAGGCTAAAAGAGAGAAGCGTAAGTATTTAGGAGCATCTAGCATAGGTGACGAATGTGGTAGAAAAATCCAATACAGATACATGAATTTTCCACAAGATGAAGGTTCTGAGTTTAGTGCAAAAACTTTACGCATTTTTGAATTTGGTCACAACATTGAAGATTATGTAGCCAAGTGGTTAAGGGACGCGGGTTTTGAATTGAGAACAGAAGATAAAATGGGCGAACAGTTTGGGTTTTCTATAGCGGATGATGAAATCAAGGGACATATTGATGGCGTTGTCTGCGATGGCCCAGTTGATATGGGTTATCCTGCATTGTGGGAATGTAAGTCAGCTAATGACGCTAAGTTTAAAGCATTTCAACGCATGGGCGTGTCAAAGGCTAATCCTATATACGCTACGCAGGTTGCACTTTATCAAGCGTATATGCAATTAACAGAAAATCCTTGTTTGTTTACCGTTGTTAATAAAAATACATCAGAAATTTATTATGAATTGATTCCATTTAATAAAAACATGGCGCAAGCAGCAAGTGACAAAGCGGTAAATATCTTGACCGCATCAAAAGCAGGTGACATTCTACCACGCATAGCTACGAGCAGAGATTATTATCTTTGTAAGTTTTGTGAGTTTCGTGAAGGATGTTGGAAATAAAAAAAATGAGCGGATCTTTTTGGTCATAATCCGCTCATTTTAGACAGTAAAAATATACAAGGGAAGTATATAGGAGCAACATAATGGTATTTAAAGTAGTAAGCAATACTAGATATGGTACGAAAAGAGATTTTGTAAAAGAGATAACTGATAACGTTCCACATCACGTACAGATTGATTCTTTAAAATCAGCATACCCAAATGGTAGAATTGTTCGGAATGATTTTTATCTAGGTTCTCTTGAGGGAGAAGCAGGTGAGTCATTAAGAATTAACATTGATCCATCTAGTCCAACTTTTATGCAGGGTATGGATTTTGCCACAGGAGATGGCATTGGCGGCATTACAAAGATATTGATGTACAAATATGGTTGGAAACTTTCCGAAGTGGTTGACCATTTTTCTGATTACATTCAGCAAGAAGCACGTAATCCGGTGGAAAACCCAATTAAGCCGAACAATCCTGAATATGTCCAAGAAGAGCAG